ACCACGAGACGCTGGATCAATACCGGGAGAGCCTGCAATGAGCACGGGTGGAAGCAGCAGCGCGCCGACGAACCAAAACGTTACGCAGACCAACATCCCGAAAGAGTTCCTGCCGTACTTCTCTCGGCTGATGGGCCGTGTCGAGGAGCAGTCTCAGCAGCCCTACCAAACCTACGATGCCCCTCGAATTGCTCAGTCTGGGCAGTTTGGCGACATCACACAATCGCGTGACATTGTTCGCGGGGTTGCTGGAGCAGGGGTGCCCGGTCTCGGCGTGGCGCAGCAAACTGCTCAGGGCAATATCGACATCGCCCGTGGTCTTGGTCAGTACGGGCCGGGCCAGTTCAACCAGTTTGAATTTGGCCCTGCTCGCCAGTTTTCTGGCGAAGAGGCGCAGAGCTACATGTCCCCTTACATCCAGAATGTTCTGGATGTGCAGAAGACACGCGCAATCGAAGACTTCGACCGTCTTCGTGGAGCTCGCAACGCCCGCGCCGTGCAGGCTGGGGCTTTCGGCGGCAGCCGTCAGGCGGTTCAGGAAGCTATGGCCGAAGAGGCTCTGACGCGCCAGCTGGGTGACATCGAAGCCACGGGCCGTCAGGCTGCGTTTGAGCAGGCTGCTCAACTCTTCGGGACAGATCGCGCAGCCCAAATGGCGCAGCAGCAGGCCCAAGCAGGTGAACTCGGTCGGGTGCAGACCGGACTTGAGGCTTCTCGCCAATTCGGGGCAGGTCAAGGTTTGGCGGCTCTCGGCGCAGCCGGTGCCGAAGCCGGGCGTCTGGCTGCTCTCGGTGAACAGCAGCGTGGGGCTCAGATTCAGGGCGCGCAGCTTCTGGAAGGTATCGGAAAAGCCCAGCTGGGTGAAACCCAAGCCGGACTCGACCTCGCCTATCAGGATTTCCTGCGGCAGCAGGGTTATCCGCAGGAGCAGCTCGGATTCTACTCTGACATCCTGCGCGGCCTGCCCGTGGCAAACGTCGGGGAAACAACCCAGTCGGTCTATACCAACCCGCTCCAGCAGGCTCTCGGCGCGGGCCTCACGGGCCTGTCCCTCTATAAGGCGTTCGCGTGATGAACATCGTCCAACTCCAAGAACAGCTGAAAAACTTCTCGCAGGACCAGCTTGTCCGCGAGATGCAGATGCCATCTGGCACCGCGCCTCAGTTCTTGGTGCTGGGCGAGATCATGCGTCGCCAGAAGATGCAGCAAGACTTTGCTGCCCAGCAGGGCAAAGGCCAGCCGCAAACGACGGTGGCCGAAGAGGCTGTAGTAGCTGCAGGTGTCCCGCAAGGTGGCCTCGCCGAAATGGCCCGAGCGCTCGCTCCCAACACCGACATGACCCAGAACACCGGCGTCATGGCGATGGCCAAGGGCGGCCCGGTCAAAAAGATGGCCGCAGGCGACAAGATCGTCCGAGCAGGCAAGGTGCTCACTGAGCAGGAAGATGGCACCTACCGTGACGAGCAGGGGCGCGTGGTACGCACTGCCCTTGAAGACCTGTCGAACTTCTTCTCCGGCGTCACTGCGCTTCCGCAGACGGCGGGCGAGGCGCTTGGCTCGTACAGCGCTGACATCGCTGGCGGCATGAACGCTGAACTTCTTCGCCAGTCCCGCGAGAACCAAGGACAACGAGCGTTTGGCATGAGGGCTGGACCTGATACGTCATATCAGTACCCTCCCGTTCCCACGGTAGACGTTTCGGCTATGGATCGTGTCGCATTGGCTCTGGAGGGTCGATCCGGATTCCCGACTGGCATGCCAACCCGTGAAGAGGAAGCCATCGCTGCACGCAATGAACTCCTCAGCGGCCTTGTGAACCGCTTCGACCAGCAGGCCCTTCAGGACGAACTGATGTCCTCTGGCGGCGGCAGATCGGGTCCGATGACTGGCGGAAATAGGGCTACCACCTCTTCTCGCGGCCCGATCACTGGAGACGTCCGGCAAGGTATTGCCGCAATGGCAGACGCGGATATGGTGGCCTTGGGGCTCGCCCCCAGTGGTGCCACTGAGCTCCAGAATCCGCGCGTGCGTGCGGCGCTCGCAGCTGCAGAAGCCCCGCCCCCCGTTGACCCCCGCATTGCAGCGGCAGAAGGCGCTCTGCGCGGCCAGCTTATTGAGATGGGCATCCCCACCGCTGAGGTGGACATGGAGGCCGAGGCAAAGCGCTCTGCCGAAGAGGCCGCAGCGGAGCGGGACGCTGCAGGTATCACTCGCTCGCGTGAAACGCCTTTCGGTTCGGAAGAAGGCCCTCGCGGTGGAGCTGGCGGTGGAGCTGGCGGTGGAGCTGGCGGTGGAGCTGGCGGAGCCGGTGCCGCGTCTCCCTATGAGCAGGAGCTCATGAATATGCTGGCCAGCCGTGAAAAAGCGGCACAGCAGGACAAGTGGCTGGCACTCGCCCAAGTCGGTCTGAACATGATGGCGTCGACAAGCCCGACGCTTCTCGGTGCCGTTGGCGAAGCTGGGATCAAAGGCGTGGAAGCCGTGCGCTCGGCCCGCGATCAGTATGACCAAGACCGTCTGAGCCTTCTCGGCCAGCTGGAGCAGTCTCGTCAGGCTCGCGCCGCTGCGGCAGCAAGGGCGGCAGGGGGAGCTGGGGGGCGCGATAGGGAACTTCCAGCTGGCGCACTCGACATCTACGACGCCGAAATCGAGGGCATTGATCAGGCGCTGTTGGGTCTTGGCGGGGAAGTCACCCCGGAGCGAGAACTTGAGCTTGTTCGCCGCAGAGACGCGCTCGTCAAAGAAAAGGCCGCTCTTCGCGATGCCTACCTGTCTCAGTTCGGCATTTCCCCATCTGGGGCTTCCCCGGGTGCCAGTTCGGGAGTATTCTCCATGGACGACGTCACCCAGTAACAAAATCGCACGAGGCGCGGAATGGCCGAAATCGTTGTCCCCGGTCCCATTAGCGGACGCAATTACGGTTTTCGGATCAAGGGCGACGCGCCGACGGTCGATGAACAGCAGCGCATCGACGCCATCCTGCGACAGCGGGAGACGTCTTTCCAGCAGGAGTACGCCGCTCAGTTCGGCGCTCCAGTTGACACCGGTGAGACCGAGGGTGTTCTCAACTATCTGAACGAGATCCCCAAGGGTCTTGCCAGAGGTGCGGTTGGCGGGATTGAGTCCGCAGCGCTCTTTGCCACGCCCTATCTTCCTGAAGAAGTTCTTGGCCTTCCGGTCAGAGACAGTTATCGGGAAGGCGTTCGGGGTCTCGCCTATGCTCTGAAGCCGCAGGCCGACATCGGCTTGGAAGACACCATTGGTGGCAAGGCTGGCGAAGCTCTGGGCTCTTTTGCCCCACTGCTGGCCACTGCGCTTATTACGCGCAACCCGACGGCTACGCGAGCTCTTGCTGCCGCCATGGGCGGTGGCGAGGCTGTTGAGCGGGCCATCACTGGAGGAGCCACCCTTGAGGAACAACGTCAAGCCGGTTTGATGGGGGCAGGTGTCGGCCTTCTCGGCGCTGTCGTCCCTGAGCGTCTCGCCCGTGCATACAAGGGCGTTGGCGAGCCTGCCTTTATCACCATCGTCGACCGGGTTCGCAGGGCTGCCATTGAAGGTGGGCTTGAAGGCGCGACCGAAGTGGCAGAAGGCATCGCGCAAAACCTCATCGAGCAGGGGCTCTACGACCCCACGCAGGGCACGTTCACTGGAACGGGCGAGGCGTTCGGATACGGCGCAGGCGCCGGTGCCTTCGTCAAAGGCATTTTGGATCTCGCAATACCCGGCAAAGCACCTGCCGCTCCTGCCGCTCCTGCCGAACCGACATCTGAGATCCTCGCACTTCCCGCGCCTGAGCGGGCGACCGGCGCACTTCCTGCGCCCGGAACGCTTGAGCCTGCGTCTGCTGCCCGTACTCCCGGCGTTGTTGTCACTCCCCCTCCAGAAGGAGCCGTGCGTGGTGGTCCTACGGCAAACGTTCCGCCGCTTTCTTCGGACGCCACGGCCACCGCCCGTTCTATCGGCAGCGACCCCCAAATGCTTTCGGCTGTGGCCGCAATCGAAGCCTCCGGCAAGGCTACGGTAAAGGTCATTCAGGATGCGCTCGGCCTTTCGTACTCGGCAGCCAACGGCATCATGCGCAAGCTCGAAAATGTCGGGGCCGTTTCCAAGTACGAAGTGGGCAAAGAGCGCAGGCTGACCCTGCCTTTCAAAATTTCTGCCATCCAGCAGGCAGCTGCAGTCGAGGAAGCGCAGGCCCCCGCAGCGGAGACGTCGGTCGAACCGACAGTCAAACTTCCCAGAGCCAAGGCCGCTGCGATCAAGGCTGCCGAAGTTGTGCCGGAATCGAGCACGTCAATCGCCGAAACTTCCGTCGCCAAAGACGTTAGTCCCCCGACTAGCGCCGTCCCTGTTACTGGCCAAAGGGTCATGCAGGTTCTGCGTAAAGCCCGAGAACAGGAGGCTGCGGGGGCAAACCAGCTTGTTTCCAGATCGGGTGCCCAGTCCCTTGTCGATGCGGGCCTTCTTTCCTCGGAAGACACTTTCGTTCCGGCGGTAGCAAACGCCAAAGTGGCGGAACTTCTCGCTCTGGGGCCGGACGAAGTAGCGAAACGTATGCGCGTTGCGCCCGAAGTTCCGGCTGCTCCCGAAGTTCCGGCTGCGCCTGTTGTTACTGAAACTCTTTCTGCGAGCAAAAAACCTCGCGGTAGGAAGAAGGAGGCCGCCGATGACACCCAGATTGCAAAAGCTGAGCCAGACGCAGTGGGAGCTGGCGTTGTCAGTGGTGAACCAAGCGTGGGAGACGGCGGACAGCCCGCTGGCGACCTTCTCTCCGCCCAAGGGCCTGAAGCATCTCAGGACAGAGGACTGGGAAGAGGTATGCAGGTGCCTGTGGGTGCTCCTGCAGCAGAGGGAGCACAGCCCGCTGCACTGAGAGACTACAGCCCGATGACCGGCGCTGTCCCCGGGGCGATTACCGGCGCGGCGCGGCAGGCTATTCCTTCCGCTATTCCTCCGGCACAGCCCATCTCTCCCGTAGCTGCGGTTTCTACCGGCCCCGCGCGCTTCACTGGCGCTCCGACCGAGCTTCAAATTCGTGACGCCGAGAGCGACCTTGCCTCTCTGCAGAGGTTCCGCGAACAGGCCGACAATGTTGCGGCTCAATCCGAACTCGACGCTGCGTGGAACGAGCGGTTCGCGGGCAAGCCCGAACTCGCCGCCATGGCGGAAGAGGTTTCGACCCCCGATCTTGTTGTTGTAGAGGACCCCACCACCGCTGCAGACAAGCGCAAAATTCTCGCCTTGTTCGAGCCGGGCGGAGTGAAGAAGGGTAAAGCTGGCCAAGCCGGTGCCAGCAACGCGCGCGAGTATTTTGCCAAGTTCAAGCGACCCGTCGACGCAATCGAGTGGATCGTCGCAGATGCCCATCTTCCCAACATGAAGTTTGACACTGAAGAAGGCACGACCACTGAGATCAGGCTTGCCGGTGATGAGACCATCTCCCCTGCCGAACGCGCCCTTTTTGAAAACACCAGCCGTGTGCGTGCCCGTTCCGCTCTGCAGTGGATCTACAATAACCTGTCGCCGCAGGCGCAGCTGTCTGCTCGCAACCTTAGCCGCAAGTATCGTCGGTCGGCAGAGGCTGTGATCCCCCTTCGGGCTGCGTCCTCTCTGCCCACCTCTACAGCTGTTGGCCGCCGTGCCGCTACGGCAGAGGAGCGCGTCGCGTTCGAAAGAGAACTTACCGCCGCCGCACAACAGAAAGCCCTCGACCTTGCCGCAGACCGCAGGCTGGCGGAAGCCGCCGGTGCCGGTCTTGACGCGCTTAACAACCTTGCGACGGGCACGCGGACTATCCCTCGCCGTGCGGTCCCTTCGCGGAAACTCGCCGCCGACGACCAAATCGACATTCTTGTCGAGCACATCTTCAACCTGCGGAAAGGCCCGCTCGCTCGGCTCGCCGATGTTACCGACGTCGAACTTCCGCTGCACCCGGGCGTGGTGCGTGCTCTGCGTGCGAATGATCTGCGCGCTGCGCTGCGCATCCTGCGCCAGACCGCACCGAACGCTCGTATCCAAAAGCTTGTGTACGCCCTCGAAGCGTATGGATCGAGGCTCAATCTGGTGGTGCGTGAGAACCTCGAAAATGCCTACGGTCGTCGCGCTGTCGGTCTTTATGACCCGCCCACTCGGACGCTGTACATCGACAACAGCGAGGGCATGACGGTGGACACGCTGCTGCACGAACTCGTGCACGCGGCTACGGCGAATGAACTGCGCCGCCCGGGCAGCCAGCTGGCAGCAAAAATCGGCAAGCTCTATGTCGATACCCTGCCGCTTCTCGGCAGCGCCAACGGGGCTGCCACTCTCGACGAGTTCGTCGCCGAGGCTATGAGCAACCCGCTCTTCCAGCAAACGCTTGCGTCCATTCACCCAAAGGGCAAACGCTTCTCGGCGCTTGACCGTTTCATGGACGCCGTCCGCAGCTTCCTTCGGCAGCGCATGGGCTTTCCAGTCAAGCCGATTGAGTCCGCGCTCGACGTGGCCGACCAGATCATCAACCAGATCATTGTCGCCGACCGCGACAACCCTACGCCGGGGGCGCTCTACCCGCTCAGCACGCCCGAAGGGGCGAAAGCCACAATGGGGGCTCTGGCAAAGCTGGCTGGCTCCTTCCCAGAAGCGACAAAGCAGTTCCGTCAGGAGTTCGGCGATCAGGCTTCGGCCACTCTCAGTACTCTCGGCGGGTTTGCCAAGCGCTCCGTGCTGGGTTTCATGGGGATGCAGCCGCTCTCCGACGTTGCTACTTCCATTGGGGTGGACGGTGCGTTCGACCTTCAAGACGCCCTGCGTCAGCTGGACTCTGCGTCCATCAAGTCGGACGAGGAAGTGGACGGCGTCCTCAAAGCCATGACGGACTGGCTGGATGTGCACGGGGGCAAGAAGAACGCCTTCGACAGAGTCGTCAACACCTCTACGCTTGAGCAGGTTTTTCCGGGCCAGTCTCGGGAGGCCGCTCAGAAGAAATACGGCGATGATTCTCGCAAGATGCAGGCTTACGACGCCATGCAGAAGGACTGGGCCGCAATCGGCCCCGAGGGTCAGCAGCTCTACAACCTGATGCGCCAGCTGTATCGCAGGCAGTACGAGCGCCTTCGTGAAGCCCTCGCAGGGAAGGTCGACTTCGCGCTCTCGTCGAACCCGACGCTGGCTGCCGAAGTGAAGAAGAGCATCTACACGAAGTTCTTCGATCTGAACAAGATCGAGCCTTACTTCCCGCTGGCCCGCAGCGGCGACTACTGGCTGGAATACAGCGCCTTCGACCCGCGCACTAACACGACAGAGCCCGTCAAGGAAGCGTTCGAAAGCCCCCGTGCCAGAGAGCGTGCCATTCGTGAACTGGAGAGCCTGCCGGGCATCGCAAAGGGTAAAAACGGAAAGGCGATCTTCAACACGTACACATCTCTGGATGTGGTTACGCGCGGTCGCACGCCGGACTCGCTGTTCGTCAAGGACACCCTCAACATCATCCGTGCGAACCTTGCACAGCAGGGTGTCTCTAACGATGTGTCGAACAACATCCAGCAAGAGATCACTCGGATGTTCGTCGAGGCTCTGCCCGAGACCTCGTTCGCCCGCTCCCTGCAGCGTCGTAAAGGCACGGCTGGCTTCATCACTGATCCTTTCGAGGCGTTCCGGCTGAAGGCGTATAGCCTCGGTCGGCAGGGCGTGCGCTACGCCTACTCGAACAAAATCCGTGCTCTCCGCGATAGTATCACCGAGCAGGCTCAGGGCTCCGATGACGCCAACAAAGTGGCTGTGATTCAGGAACTCGCGGCTCGTGCAGATTTCGCCACCAACCCGCCGACAAGTCTTGTTGAGCAGGCGGTGCAGGCTGTTAACCGCACGGCGTTCACTTTCACCATCGGCTTCAACGTGTCGTCGGCGCTTGTGAACCTCGCGTCGATTCCTGTCGTTGTGGCACCGTATCTTTCCGGTCGCTACGGGATCAGCGGCACGGCACGGCAACTGAGCAATGCCTACAAGCTGTTTCTGAACAGCGGTCTGTCCCGCGAGGTGGAGCTGCCTACGACCTACATGGGCAAGAACACGATGGAAGTGCGGGCCACTCCGTCCATCGACAACTATTTCGTTCTGAACGACAGCAACGAGTACGTCCTGCGTGACGGCACCCCCGAGGCTCTTCGGGCAGAGCTCGCCGATCTGGGCATTCTCGTCGATGTCGCGTCCAAGAACGGGCAGCTGAACCGTTCCATGTTTTACGACAGCATCGGTGCGGAAGAGGTCGGTCGTTCTCGCGGCCTGTCGGACAAGTTCGCTGCCTATAGCGGCTTCCTGTTCCACAACGTCGAACGCGCCAACCGGCAGGTCGCTCTCGTCGCAGCCTACAAACTCGAACTGGATCGGATGCGTCGTCGCCCGACCCGTGCTGAGCGCGGCCTGAGCGATACCGAGATGCAGCGGAGAGCGGCAGAGAGCGCCGTCTATCAGGTCACTGAGACGAGCGGCGGCTCCACCCTAGCGACCGCACCTCGCTGGGCTCAGCAGGGGATTGGGCGCGTCGCGCTCATGTTCAAGAACTACGGCCTGAGCGTCTTCTATCTGCAGATGAAGCTCGCCAAGCAGGTCGTTTTCGGCAGTGCTGACCCCGAGTTCACCCCGCAGATGCGCCAGCAGGCGTTCAAGCAGCTCGTCGGCATCCAGCTTTCTGCTATGGCTCTGGCCGGTGTCTCGGGCGTGCCGCTGTTTGGCGCTGCCAGCATGATCGCGGATATGTTCCTCGACGACGATGAAGAGAGCGCCGAAATGCTTGCTCGTCGCTATCTCGGCGAGGGCATCTACAAGGGTTTCCTCACCGATACTCTCGGCATGGACATCTCGTCGCGTATCGGTCTGACCGGACTTCTGATCCGAGAGAACCGTTACAACACCAACCCGTCTGCGGAAGAGTCTCTCGTCACCACCCTCGGTGGCCCTGCATGGTCCACCGCGACGAAAGTCGGACGGGGTGTCAGCGAGTTCGCTTCGGCAATGACCAGCGGGGACGGCGAAGCTATGGTGCGTGGCATCGAGAACATGCTTCCCGTGGCCATCGGGAACTTCATCAAGGCCGGGCGGTTCGCATCCGAAGGCGGTACCATCGACACTCGTCGCGGGGATGTCATCACGGGCGATCTGACCGCTGCCGATCTGGCTGGCCAAGTCATCGGCTTCAAGCCGAACGAGGCGTCTCTCCAGCAAGACCTCAGCCTGCAGAACGTTCGGATCAGCAAGTCCGTCGCCGAAAAGCGGGCGAAGCTCTCCCGTGCCTACTACATCGCCATGCGCGTCGGGGACATGGAAGGGATGGAAGAGGCGTTGGAAGATATCCGCGCCTTCAACGCTGACGTTCGCGGCAGATTCCCAGAAGCCATGATTGATGGAGAGTTCATCAAAGACTCTCTCAGACGCCACCTGCAGACAACGAACGAGATGGACGCTGGGGTCTATATCAACCCCGTTGTGCGGCAGGCGCTTCGAGATTTGTCGGGGCAATACGACAGAGGGCTGCAAATCTTCTAATAAAAAAGACCCCGGCGCGAAGCCGGGGTCAGGGTCGGAGAACAACAGAGGCGAGCTGGCGGCACGCTACACTGTCGAGCGCACAATATCATGCGGTTCTCCAAACTCGCAACCCCAAGTGTTGACGTTCGATCCTGTGCCGGAATGTTAGGGTTATCCCTAACCGGCCAGCGATAACCCGTGCCTGCCTCTCGCAGGTGTCGACGTTCACACAGGGGATGAAGAAGGAGCTTCCAACAGCAAGCTCCTCCCAAGGCACGACGACCCTCAGCCCATCTGGGTCAAGGTCATTCAGCTTTTTTACCATCTCCGTCATCCAGCACGATGGGGATCTCAATGGCGTCGGCCACAGGCATTTGCATCTTGGTCCCCTTGGTCAGACGCACCTTGCGGCGGTTGGCGTTGTACTTCGATTTCAGCTCGGCGAGGACGGAGTTGTAGTTGACCTGACGCTCGGACAGCCACTCGCGGAACGGCGCGGGCAGAAGGTAGAGGACGTGCAGGTCCGTCTCATAGCGACCGATAATGTCGGCGGTCCTTGGCTGCTGATCCGGCACAACCAGATCGTCAATGCCCGTCTCGTCACCCTTCTTGCGGCGGTCGAGGGTGGACTTGATCTGCAGGATGCGGCCCATGTTCTGATAGGTATAGGCCGTGACGAGGTCCATCGGGTCGAGGGACATCTCAGAGGAGGCGTGCTTGTTGTGGGCGAGGATGTGGTTGATCACATACCGCTGCAGATTTTTCACGTCGTAGGGGATCAGGCCGAGGTGTTTGCAGATCACTGCCGCAGCCATGGAAGCCGCTGCCGCTGCCGACCAGAACCGGTTCTCAGGGCCAAGGTCCGCAGCTTTGTCGATCTGCCGCTGCAGGGTCTCAATAAGCAGTCGCGTCTCGGCGATGTGGCCCATGACGTACTGCACGAAGAGGATGCCCGCGTGGCCGTAGTTGCTCTGGATCTGGGCACTGAACGCATCGGTGAGGGCCTTGTCGGCCTTCTGCGTAAACAGCTTGCTCGTCTCGATTTCGAGCACCCTCTGGGCTTCTGCTTTCGGCATTGCCTTGGCGATTGCCACCTTGTCGATCAGGCTGCAGTTGGCTGACGTCACGAACAGGAGGTTCCACGGGTCTCCGCGATAGCGCTCGGTGTTTCCAGTGGAGGACATCCGGTTGCGCTGCTGGCCACCTGTGATCTGGTAGATCAGATCCGAAGCGTCGTGCGGCCTGATGTTGGTAACTTCGTCCATGCACACGGGCAGAGAGTGCATCACGTCGGCACGGTTCATGCGCGAATTGTGGGTGTCGTCCTGCTTCAACAGGAGCTTTCGGGGGTCGCCCCACGGCGACAGCGCTGCGTATTGGGCGTGCGTCTTGCCGAAGCCCGAGTCCTTGGACCACAGGTGGATCAGCGCCGCGTTGATCGGCAGGAACTTCATCAGGGCGGAGCCGAAACCGGCGCAGACCACAAACTGATGCAGCTCGAAACCGGGGCGGTCGTAGAAGCCGATAGCCTCTTTCCAGCCATCCAGCGTGCCTTTGGTTTCGAAGAAGTCCATCATGCCGCGCGTGGCGGATGACGGTGCGTTGAACTCGGCGTCGTTCTCGTAGACGACCTTTTCCCCAAGGACGAAGCCCTTGAAGTCGGGGAGCCAGCCGAACTGGCGGTGAGCGTTGTCGGCCTGCGTCGTGTATTGCAGCTCTTTCACCGACGTCTGTGAGTAGGTCATGATCGCATCCACTTCTTTGTTCATTGCCATGACGCCGTAGGTGGCGAGTACCTTCCGAAACTCGTCCTTCGAAGTCACCACGTAGAGTGGCACCACAAAGGTCTTCACGCCGTCACGAGGGAGATGGTGCCTCATCTCGATAATCTCGCCCATTTCGGGGTCTGAGAGGCGGCGGGTAACGTAGAGGTCGTTGTGCCAGATCGTCTTCTCTGTCACCTCGCCATCGTCGTCGATGCTGCGAAGAAACACGCCCCCATTGGCCCCACGGAAATAGGGCTTCGGGTATGGCGGGATGGTGTAGGTCTTGATCGGTGCGTCAGGTTCGTCTCCGTCTGGAACCTGTACGACGTTGTCTTCGGGGTCGGCTTCCTTGATCTGCTGACCGAGGACGATGGGAGACTTGATCTTGCCGAGGTTGGGGCAGCCCTCGCAGCCTCCGGGGTTATTTTCCTCAAACCTGCCGCAGAGATACGGCCCCTTGATCATGTCGGCCTTCCGCATGGCCCCGCGCTCGGTGTAGTCGGGGTGGCCCTCAGATACCGCCTTCACAGCCTTCGGCGCGTCCGTGCAGTGCTTGGCGATGGAGAGAGCCGCACGCCACATGGGTTCGGCCAGAGACGCCCTGTTCTGGACGCAGTAGGCGAGCTGTGCGCAGCCCTTACCCTGAACCGTCTTTTGCAGAATAGTCTTGAAGAGGGCCTCGCGCTTGCCGATGAGCGCGTCCATCAGCGCACTGTTCGGACCGGACGGCACGTAGGTCTTTGGCACTGGCATCATAATGCCGCCAGCCTTCGCTTCCACGCGCCCCGCGAAGTCAAAGAACTCCACAGCGCTCGGGGGCGACGTGCCGAAGAACGACACCGCCCGTGGGTCTTCGCCTTTGAAGTTTCGGGTGCCGGGAACTCGCAGTACGCGGGCAGCGTCGGCGGTCACGGCGGGATCGGACTTGAACCCCTGCGCCTTTGCCAGAGCCTTGAGCTTCTCTGCAATCGGCAGCCAAGTGTCGTAGTCCACGGGCGTCGTCAAAGGCCAGTAGACATGCACCCCGTAGCCGGAGTTGACCAGAAACGGACGCGGGAGCTCGTTACGCTGAACGAACCCCTTTAGCTCTTTGATTGCCGTTGCCTGATCGGGAAAGTCTTTGGGCTTGCCGTTCTTGAGGTTGACCCCGCAGTCGAGGTCCATGAAGAAGGCGCGCATCTGCTTGACGTTCTCGGCCTCACGAGACCCAGCCTCGTCGAAAGTAGCGAGGGCGTAGTAAGCGTCGATGCCGTTCTCGTCCATCTGCTCAGCCACAGCCTGCAGACGCTCGATAGAACTGTAGAACTTCTGAATGCGCTGGCCGTCACGAAGACCCAGAACGCAATAGTGCCCTGCGGTGCCGAGCACGGTCCGCAAAAACGAGGTTGTATCCATTGCCGCCACTCTGCCTGTTGGGATGCCGCGACGAGGCGAGGTTGTTTTTATACCCCGTCGCGGCGAGCCTAGATAGGATTACTCGTCGTCCCACTGGTCGACAAGGGACGAGAGATTGGCAGCTGCCTTGGGCTCTTCCTTGGGCTTGGACGCAGCGACCTTCTTCGGCTCCACGACCTCCTCGTCGTCATCGTCTTCAACGACGCGCGCCTTGGCCTTCTGCTTCGGTGCTTCATCCTCGTCGTCGATGATGAAGTTCTTCTTCGCCGAAGGCTTCTCGGACTTGGACTTGACGCCGTCGGCCTGCGCCACGCTCAGCGTGATGGCCTTGATGGCGTCTTCGCTGTCTTTCATCTCGACAGCCGTCCTGAGCTCCGCTTCGTCCAGAGCACGCACAGGCTTGAAGAACAGCTTGGGCGTCTCGGCGTTCTCGTCGAAGCGCATCTCCGTCATCACCGCGATGATCGGGGTGTTGTGAGCGTTCAGGAACTTGGCGTAAGCCTGCATCCCCATGTCGCCACCCTTGGCTTCGCCGAAGATCGAGGTCGCGGGCAGCTGCAGCTGGTAGACTTCATCCGGCTTGCCTTCCAGCGTGATAGCCAGACGCTGGTTGAAGCGGCACGCACGGCTTTCGCCCTGCCCAGAACCTTTGACGTTCATCGGGCAGTCGGCGCAGCGGGAGGCTTTCTTCTGCTCCGCAGGCACATCCGGCGAGGGAACGCGCGTGTCCGCCGACCAGCACGAGGGTGCACTCGGATTGTTCGGATCGTAGGTGCCTTCGTAGTAGGTGCGCGACACCGCAGCGGCATTGACCACCACCACGTTCATCGTGTCGGACTTGGACACGGAGACCTGCTCACCGCCCACGAACAGGCGGAACTTGCCGCCCTTGAGCGAGATGCGCTTGCCAGCGCCGCCGCCACCGCCCGCGAGGTTCTTGTTCATCTCCTGCAGCGACTTGAACAGGTCGCTGTTAACCAGAGGATTGTTGCCGCCGAAAAGGGTCATTTCACCCATGGTAGTTCTCCTTAGTTGCCGTCTTCTTGGTTGAAGTCAAATTCCAGCTGCTCCGGCTGTTCCGGCGCTTTCGGTGCCGAGGTCAGCGCAGCCACGAGTTTCGGAAGGTCGAACCGGTAGATGTAGCCGACCTTGATGTAGGCGTCCTTCGGGATGGTCCCGTTCCGCAGCCAATTGCGGACGGTTGCCGGAGACACGACAAAGTGCTTTGCCACATCTTCCAGAAGCACGAAGGGGCTTTCAGTGCTCATCACTTTTTCCTCACGGTGATGACGTACTCGTTTTCCACGTTCAGGCCGGGAGGGAGCACGTCGGGGTTTTCTTCGAGGTACTGACGCACCGTGGTCTGGTTCAGGCGCTTCTCGTAGAACTCGGGCATCTCATGTTCCAAGATGAACTTGTTCATGGACTCCCAGTCGTTGGTCCAGTAGCGCGTCTTCAGACTGCGGTAGAAAATACCGGCGGGGGTGCGAACGCTCTCAACGCCCTGCTGTTTGCAGTAGTCGAGCAGCGCACGTTTGATCTTGTCCTGCTGTCCCAGCAGTTTTTCGTCTTCGGCTTCGAAGGCCGCCTTGATCTCGGCCCGCTTGTCGCGGATTTTGATGTAGATCTTGGTCAGCTTCTCCACCGAGACTTCAGGCTCGACAGTATCTGCTGGCACGTCTTCGGTGCTCATAGCGGTTCTCCTTCACTATCAGGATTTGTGTTCTATTGTAGTCTTATGCTCTAGTCAAGCATTTCTTTGTAAAGATCTACAACTTTAGTGTGCACATCAATTTTGTCATCAAGAAGCTTGTAGACGCGGCGTTCGACGCCGGACCCCTGCAGCTGGACGACCGTGCACTTGTTGACCTGACCCTTACGATGCACCCGCGCGTTGGCCTGCGCATAGGTTTCGAGCGACGACGTGGGCGACCACCAGACCACCGTGTTCGCAGCGGTGAGGGTCACGCCGTGAGCAGCAGCCTGCGGCTGGATCAGAAGAACCTTCGGGTCTTTCTGCTCTTGGAACCGCTTGAAGATGTCGGTCCGCTTATGAACCGCCACGTCCCCCCGAATGATTTCGGTGCTGATCTTGTCCTTGGCGAGAAGCTCGGACAGCAGGTCGATGACATGCCGGAAGGGAACGAAGACGAGAACCTTGTGGGACGCCTCCTCGATCACCTCTTTGAGAACGTCATAGCGGTGCTTGATGTCGAACTGGACGGTCGAACCCTCGTCGCCATACGCAGCCCCTGCGGAAATCTGCAGGAGTTTGTTCATCAGCACGGCTGCGTTGACCGCCGTGATCTGTTCGCCAGCAGCCACCATCGCCATCTGGCTCTTGAGCTTTTTGTAGTAGGCGTCCTGCTGCTTGGTCAGTTTGACATCGCGCTTGACGTAGACCATGTCGGGCAGATCGAGGCACTGATCGGTCGTGAAGCGGATGGCAGGCTGCAGTGCCCTGAACACCGTCTCGGTGGAGTTCTCCTTCGGTAGCCAGCGAAACTGACTGACCTTGGTCATGACCATATCTTTCCACGCACCGAAGAACCTCGGCACCCCCTGCGGATTGACCAGCTTGGCGAGGCCGTAGGCGTCTTCCGGCCCTTGGGCCGCCGGTGTACCGGTCATCATCCAGAGCCAAGTGTTCGGCCCAACCATGGAGTTCAGCACCTTCCACCGCTTGCTCTGGGAGTTCTTGTAGTGGCTGGCCTCGTCCACGATGATCAGGTCGTAGCCAGCGGCAACGATGTCTTCCCGCACAATCTCGACGCCGTCGTAGTTGATGATGAGGAAGTCCGGCTTCTGGGCGATGATCTCTTGGCGCTTCTTGGCCGTGCCGTATGCGATACCGACCGTCCGGTGCATCGCAAAGGAGAAGAGGTCCGACCGCCACGCACTGTCCATGATCGAGATTGGGCAGATGACCAGAGCACGCTTGACGATACCCTGCTTCATGAGGAAGTCCGCAGCCCAAATGGCCGAGGCCGTCTTGCCCGTGCCTTGCTGGTTAAAGCAGAACGCCCTCTGGTTCATCGTCAGGAACGCCGCCGTGGTCTTCTGGTGCTCCATCGGTGCGAACTTGCCAGTCCAGCTATACCGGCCTTCGATGGGCGACGGTGCCTTGATGTTCAGCGCCCGCAGGGTCTGGGTCTCTTTCACACCCCAATGGACGAGCACGCTGTTGGCATCGACCGGCTTGCTCTTTGGGATGATCGTAGTGACCTGTTTTGGATTGCGCAGCTTCAACAGCAGCGCCTTGTTGTCGATGATCTGCATTGTGTTCTCCGGTGTTAGGGGTTCCCCTAACGATTACTTCTTCTTAGGGCTGTGGCCGTTTCGGCTTCTGTTCTTGGACGGATGCTCCAGCTTGTACCCGTCGTCGTTGCTGCCACCCTTGGACAGCATCTTGTTGTGGCTGATGTCCTTGCCATTACGCGCAGACTTGCCGTTCTTCGCGTCGAATGCCCGCCGCGCCCGCTGCCGCTCCATCCGGTCCTCGTGTTCACCACGAGCCTTCTGCAGTTCATATTCGCGCTTATAGGGGCGGGGCGACTTCGTGTAAGGCATGGCTATTTACTCCCATTGTGGGCGCACTCTACCACGGGGCAGTGTTTTCGGCAAAGTCCCGACGGGCGAGGATTCCACACGCCAGTCTCATACGCTTTCTCCAAGGCTGCGTACTTAGACAGCCACGGTTTCCACAGCACGGCTTCGTCGGCTGCCGTGTAATCCTGCTTAACCAGAGAGTTGGCGATCACGAAGATCAGACCGCCTTTGACTTTCTTCACCTGAGGGAAGTGCTTGAAGATGCACAGCGCCATCAGCTGCAGCTGTCCCGGGTCGGCGTACTTAGCGTCCTTGTTGGTCTTATAATCTACGTACCGTGCCTCTTCTCCGTTGATGATGATCAGGTCGGCCACCCCTCGGAACCACACCTTCTTGTCGAAGAAGCCGCACGGCTCTAGGTCTGCGGTCAGACCCATCTTGAGTTCGCAGTGTTTCTTGCCTTCCATCTCGGCCAGCTTCTGCAGGGTGGGTTCGATGAAGTCGAACTTCTTTGGGACAGGTGCGCCGTCTCGGATGTATTCCTCGCAGGCTTTGTGGAACTCCGTTCCGTACCGCATGGCCTCCGTCTGTTGGAACGGATACTCCTTGAGAACGTTCATGTGGTAGAACTGCTTCGGGCAGTTCTCGAACGCCTTCATCCGGCTGTAGGACCACGCGCCTGCCTTGCTCACGTTACCCACTCCCATTTGCCTTTGTTGTTCTCCTTTATCTTACCAGCATCTAGCAGCTCTTTCCAAGCTTTGCTGTTCTTTCGAGGAATTTTTTCCACGAGAGGTCTGGGTTTGGCCCCGATGTCCATCAGAATTTCGTCGCACTCGGCCTCGTACCAGTCGTAGTTGATGTCCTCCGGAAGTGTTTCAGGGAGGTCCATCAGGTGCCGCGCCGTTTCAGATCGCGGGACCATGTTGCCGTTCGTGGCGTAGTGGATCGCGCCATCGACGCTGTTGCTATAATACCACCGAACAACCTTGCCGATGGGTTGGTCGTCCTTCACAGCACCTCCGGTGACGGCGCGAAGCGTCAGGAACTTCCGAATGTCGGTGCAGTTTCGGATCGTCTCTCGGATCGGCACACCCTTGGTCAGCAGCGCGATGACCGCTTCGGGGCAGATCGGGTTCTGCGGGTTCTTGCTCAGCGACACGGGCGCGTAGACGCCCTTAGCCTTGGCTTTGCCGTCTTCCTTCACCGCGATGTAGTTGTTCACATCCCGCGAGTAGAGGGCGCGGTAGACGGTCTCCTCGGTCTTCAGGCCAGTGTGTTTCTCCCAGCGGGATATGATGTAGTTCACATCATCGCGCTTCGCTCTCGGGCATTTGATCACGATGCCGTCGGTGTTCGCCGACACGACCGGAACTCCATAACCCTCCAAGGCTTCGATCAGCATCAGCAGTGTCAGCTGGCCCGTGATCGTGGTGCGGATCATGAACTCTGGCGCGTAGAGGGCGCTGTAGCGGTTGGATGTCTTACCGAAGGTGCCGTTCAGAACGATCTTGAGGGAGCCCGCTTTGACCGAGTTGCCTGAGTGCTTGGCAGCAAGGCGTTCCTCAAGGATCTTCCCGTAGACTTCGTTGAAGTATCCCCCGAAGCCGCCCGGCTGCATGTTCATGTTCAGCATCATGCGTGGGTAGTAGCTCTCCACGTCTCTGTCGACCAACACCACGTCGTCGTTGCTGTAGTGGGCGGCCCCAGACTCCTGACTGTGCAGCCCACCGATGCCCAGCTTGTAGTTGCTGTTCCCGATCCTGATCTTCAGGCTGTCGATCTCCTTGGGCATCTTCACATGGCCCGTCTCTTCGTCGAGCACCATTGCCGATTCGCAGATCGTCTTGAGGGCTTCCTGCAGGGGCTCTGTGGCGAAGCGGATGTAGGCCGGAGGCTTGTAGTAGAACGAGCTGTAGTTAGGGTCTACCCTAACAGGCGTGTCCCCCGTGAGGCGCTCGTACTCGGCTTTCAGCACCGCCTCGGCGATCTGCGCGTCAGACTTGGACCGAAGGTCAACACCGTACTCGACGCTCATCGCTCGGCGCAGGTCGATCTGCTCCTTGAGTGCGTTGAACAGGTCCATGGTCACGACCGTGTCGTTTCGGCAGTAGCTGCGCAGCAAGGGGACTTGCTCAGGCGTGATCACGCTATCTGGGGGCAGAGGCAGTTCCTGCAGCCGACGACTGCCCATGCGGCCACCGTATGTCTTCAAGCCGACACGGCCCGGAGATACCTCGATCAAGTCGATGTGATCCACCTTCGGTGCCTGCAGCCCCTCGTCCCTGTAGAAGTGCCAAGGCTTGATGCCGCGCTCGATGATGCGGTCGCTGATCTTCTTGATCTTCTTCGTGTCCGGCGTCACCAGCGCATAGGTAAGCACAGGGATGTCGTAGCTGTTCCCGTTGAACGTGACGAGTTCGACGTCTTCGGCGGTCATTATCCGAAGAACTTCTTCCGCATCGAACTTGCTGTCGTCTTCGTCAAAGATTTCAAAGCGTTTGACCTTGCCCTGTTCGGTCATGAACAGGGCAAGGAAGTAGTTTGTGTAGACCTCAATATCCATAAACAGACGCACCGGCAGTCTCCTTACAGGTCGTCGTCGATGGGCGTGTCGAGGTGGTCGTAGAACACATCCACGCTTTTGGCGTAGTAGACGGCGCTGGCCCTGTCGTTGTCGGCCTTGGAAAAGACCTTGAGGCAGGCAGCTTCGCCCGTCTTATGGAGAGAGTTCAGCCTCGTCGCCACCCGCTGCAACAGATCGGGCTGTGCCGAAAGTGGTGGGCTGAGTTTGGCGATGGCATGGGTCAGTTCGTTGACCGGCCACGGACGGTTTTCAGAGAGCACGCTGTCCATGACGGCGACGAAATCGACTTGCACCGGTGCAGGGGCAGGCATGGGAGGAGC